CGTCACCAAGCCAACCACAAGCCCCGCCAGCAACGCGCCGCCCGCAGCAATAGGGGCGGCCGCCAGGGCCAGCAGCGGCAGCGCCAAACAAAACACCAGCACCGCCGCCCACACCGGCAAGTGAACCAGGCACAGCCAGGCAAGCCAGATCACACCGGCGCCGATGGCCAGTGCATAGAGAAGCTTGGCGGTGCGTAAAGCGGCTTTTTCAAACATGCCCAAAGCGTAGCAACTATGGCTAACGAAGTCCTCGTCGGGTTAAAAATTGGAGCCGTTGTCTCTGGCAGCTTGAACGCCGCCTTCGGCTCGGCCAAATCCACCGTGCAGCAATTAGGCCGCGCCGTGGATGGGCTGGCGATCAAGCAACAGCAGATCGGCCACGAGCTGTCGGCGTCGTTGGCCCGTGGCGGCACGGGTGTCGAGCGCTTGCGCCGGCAATACGAGGCGGTGGGCAGCACCCTTGATCAGCTCAAGGTTAAACAGGATCGCCTCACCGCCAGCATCGCCCGCGGTGAAACCCTGAAAACCAAACGTGGTGAACTGCGCGGCCAGGCCATGGAGGTGGCCGGCACCGGGGCGGCGTTGGGTGCGCCGATTTTTCAGTCGATGAAAACAGCCGTCGACTTCCAGGACCAGACCCGCGACATCGCCATTACCGGCGGCTTCGACCAGGCGCAAGAAGCCAATCTCAGTCACGTGATGCGCGGGGCCGCGTTGCGGTGGAACCAGACGCAAACCGAGGTCGCCAATGGCACGGCCATATTGATCGCGGGCGGCATTTCCAACGTAAAAGAGCTGGCTGACTACGCCCCTGTCATGGCCAAAACAGCCACCGCCACCCGTGCCAGCATGAATGACTTGGGCTCGGTGGCCATCGCGCTCAACGACAACCTGGGCATTGGCGCCGCAGGCCTTGAGCGGTCCATGAACATGCTCGCGTTCGCGGGCAAAAGCGGCCAGTTCGAACTCGCCGACATGGCCAAATGGCTGCCGCAATTGACGCCTCAGTTTGCAGCCTTGGGCATTACCGGGGAGCGTGCCGTTGCCGAGATCGGTGCGTCCTTGCAGATCGCTCGTCGCGGGGCTGGCAGTAATGACGAGGCCGCCAACAACTTCAAAAACTTCCTCTCAAAGATCACCGCGCCCGAGACGCTCAAGTCATTTGAAAAGGCCGGCATCGATCTCAAAGGCAGCATGAAGACCCTGGTCAGCGAAGGCTTTTCGCCTGCGGAGTCGATGATCAAAATTCTCACCGCACACCTCGGCACAAAAGCACCGGCCGCAGCTGCCGAGTACGGCAAGGCGCTGGACATTAAGGACGAGCAAGAACGACACATCGCACTGGCCCGGTTGGATGAAGCCTACAAACTCGGCGCGTTGTTCGCCGACCAGCAAGTCTTGTCATTTGTCCGCCCCGCATTGGCCAACCAAAAAGACCTGGGCGACATCAAGCAAGGCAGCAAAAGCGCCGCGGATAAAGGCGTGCTGGATCAGGACTGGGCCAAGCGCATGGGCAGTTCTAAAGAGCAACTGAAAGAACTGCGCAACAACCTGACAGACATCGGCATCTCGGTAGGCAACGCGCTGCTCCCCGCGATTGTCGACGTCAGCCGTGCAGTGGTCCCGCTCATGCGGTCGTTCTCGACGTGGGCAGAGCAAAACCCTGAACTCATCAGGGGCGTGGTGGGCCTGGTCGGCGGTCTGTTGCTGGGCAAAATGGCCTTCATCGGCGTTGCTTATGGGGCCAACCTGGTCATGTCACCCTTTGTCGCCATGACCCGTACCATCACCACGCTCTCTGCCAAATGGACGCTGCTGCAGGGGATGTGGCAGATGGGCAAGTTCACGCCACTGATCACCGGCCTAAGCCGCGTCGGCGGTGGTATGCGCACGGTGGCCAGGTACGGCGGGTTGTTCTTGCGCGGCCTGACCACCGCCTTGGGCGCACCGCTGATGTTGATCGCCCGCGGTGGCGTGTTACTGGGCAAGATTCTGGGCGGTACCTTGTTGTTCGGGTTGAGACTCGCCGGGCAGGCTGTCCTATGGCTGGGTAGAGCCTTGATGATGAATCCCATCGGTCTGCTGATCACTGGCATCGCGGCGGCGGCGTATTTGATCTATCGCCATTGGCAGCCGATCAAAGCGTTCTTTAGCGCTTTGTGGCAAGAGGTGAAAGCCGGCTTCAGTGGCGGCCTGTCCGGCATCCTCGCGGTATTGGTCAATTTTTCCCCGTTGGGCTGGATCTATCGCGCCTTTGCCAGCGTAATGAGCTACTTCGGCGTCGAACTGCCCGGCAAGTTCACCGAGTTCGGCGGCATGCTGATCACGGGGTTGGTCAATGGCATCAGCAACATGGCCGGTGCCCTCAAAGACAGCGTCCTGGGTATCGGGTCATCCGTTAAAGGCTGGTTTACCGAAACCCTCGGCATACAGTCGCCCAGCCGCGTGTTCATCGGCTACGGTGCCAACATCAGCGAAGGCGCCGCGATTGGCATCAGTACCCAGGCAGGTCTGGTACACAAGGCCGCACTCGAGATGGCCGCGCAATCAAGCGTCGACTTTGCCCCACCAAACCCGGCGCAGGTTTCCAAGGCAAGCATGATGGGCAGCGCTCAGGGTACATCCCCCAGTGCAGGCCCTGGTGCGACGGGCCAAGTGAATTTCCATTTCTCACCTCAAATCAACGTACCCGCTGGCGCGGACATGGACCCAATCAATCAAGGGTTGCAGGCCAGCTACACCGAATGGATGCGCATGATGGAGCGTTACATCCACGACCAGCGTCGCCGCAGCTATGGCCCATCCAATCAGGGGGGCCTCTGATGTTTGCCATCTTGGGCGATATCGAATTCACCGTGGCCGGCGGCATCAGTGGCATGGAACAAAGCGGCTCGGCCGACTGGGCCGAGCACGCACGTATCCAGGGCAAGCCCTTGCTGGAATGGATCGGTGAAGGGCTCGATGAATGCACCCTGACCATCGAACTGCACCCGGTGCTGGGCAACCCAGAGCAGCGCTTGAGGGCGCTATGTCAGGCCAAAAGTCAGCATCAACCACTGGCGTTTGTGATGGGCAGCGGCGAGTACCTGGGTGCCTACGTCATCACCCAAATGTCCAATGCCATCCGTCGCGCAACGGCCGTGGGCCAGATCAAGGCGGCCACGGTTCAACTGAGCCTCAAGGAATACACCGGGGCGTTTACGCGCAAAGTCGCCCGGCTGGGCCTGCTCGATTCTGCCGTGAACGGTACATCGGCAGCCGCCACCGGCAAGCCCGGTCTGATCTCGCGGCTGATGCCCACGCCCAGTACCGTCCAAGCGGTGATCGGTCACGCAAAAACAGCCGGCAACATCCTCAAGGCTGGCCAGAATGTGTATCAGGCAATCAAGAGCGGCAACGCCTCGATGGTCCTCGGCCAAGTTCCGCAATTGTTAGGCGTCACGGCCCGGGCCATAGCACCGTTGCAGGGGCTGAAGACAGCCGCCGGGTTACTCGAAGACGGCGCCGATCTATCGCAATTGGCTGAAAGCGTAGTGGGCAGTGTGATGGGCGCTCGATCAGCCCTCAATCCGGTCGACCTGGGCAACATCATCGACCGGTTCACGTCATCTCACGAGTCGCTCGACCAGGCGCTCACCACACTGCACAGCGCCCGTACCCGGCTGGCGGGGTTGGCAGGCCAAGTCTTGACGAGGAAGGCTTGATGTTTATCACCCATGTCACCACCGAAGGGGAACGTTGGGATCAGTTGGCCTGGCGTTACTACGGCGATGCTCATCGCTATTTACCGATCGTTCAAGCCAACCCTCAGGTGCCGATCACCGCCATCTTGCCGTCAGGCCTGACCCTGGCCATCCCCATCCTCGAACCCGTGACCTCCGCTCAGGATCTGCCCCCATGGATGCGATAGTCCCCACGCAGGTACCACAAGCGCGCTTCGTGTTGACCTATCAACAACACAACATCACCCGTAACGTCAGCCAGCAGTTGCTCTCGGTGTCCTATGACGACTACCTCACCGGCCAAGCCGACAGCCTGGCCGTCGAACTGGAAGACACCGATGGTAAGTGGCGTGATCAGTGGTACCCAGGCCATGGCGACAGCCTCACCTTGTCCATGGGCTGGGAAGGTCAGCCACTGCGCGCCCTTTGCCGTTTCGAAATCGACGAAGTCGAACTCAACTGCCCACCCTCGACCATCACCATCCATGGTCTGGCCACCGGCATCAAAGCGGCGTTGCGCACCCAATCACACCACGCCTATGAAAACACCACGCTGCAGGCCATCGCCCAAAAGATCGCGACACGCCAGGGCCTGGAACTGATCGGCACCATCCAGCCGATCCACCTCGATCGGCTGACCCAGCAAGACGCCGACCTGACCTTCCTGCGCAACCTCGCGGCCGAGTACGACTACGCCTTCAAAATCACGGGCCATCGCATGGTCTTCCACGCCATCAGCGCGTTAGCCAAAGCGATGCCAGTAGCAACGCTGGTACTCCAGGACCTAAGCAATGTGAACCTACGCGACCAAATCAAAAACGTGCCCCAGGCCGTCGAGGTCAAACACAAAGACCCCGCCACAAAAACACTGGTGGCCTACAAAATCGAAAACAACCAAACCGTCGCGGTACCCAGCAGCATGAGCAAAACCACCACCAGCGGCGACACCCAAAAAAGCCGAAAACGCAGCGCCTCGACCGAAGAATCCAAAGCAAAAGCCCAAGCCGAACTGGCCAAAGCCAACCGCGAACGCACCACCGGCAACTGGTCAGCCATGGGCCGGCCCAACCTGGTCAGCGGCAACGTCATCACCCTGGTCGCAGCAGGAAAACTCGGTGGCCGTTACCTCATCACCTCCTCACAACACCGCATGACCCGCAACGGCTACACCGTAAGCCAATCAGTCAGCCGCGTATCCGCGCCCTGACAATGGAGAATCAAACAGATGGGCGTTGAACTCGAATACGGCGAAGTCAGCGCCGTGGACTATCCCACCTGCCGCATCCGCGTGCGCCTGGATGACCGCGACGGCGTCCAGAGCTACTGGCTCAACATCCCCCAACGCAACACCCAAGGCACACAACGCCGACCGTTGATGCCCGAACTGGGTGAGCAAGTCGCGGTGCTGCTTGAGGCTGATGGTGTGGGTGGTGTGTATCTGGGCGGGGTCTACTCAACGGCCGAACCACCACCCGTTGTGGATGAGGACACGGACTATGTGCGGTTCAGTGATGGGACGGTTTCGACCTACGACCGTGTGGCCGGGGTGATGACGTTGAATTGTGTGGGGGCTTTGTTGGTGAAGTGCGGGCGCAACATCACGGTTGAGTCGGGTGGGCCTGTGGTGGTGAAAGCGCCTTCGGCGACGTTGGATATCTCGCAGGTCACCTTGAAAGGTGACCTGCGAGTGAACGGGAATATCAATGCGACTGGCAAAATCGAGGATGTAGGTGGTAATTCAAATCACCATAAACACTAAAATCCCGGGCCTCTGTCACTAAACTCCATCGATTTGCTTTTCTTAAGAGCACGTTTAAGGTTGTCTTTATTCTTCTTGGTAAGAGTCATCGAAAGATCTGTGCCACTACCAATGCGTTTGAAGTATTTGATGTCTTTTTCCATTGTGTCTTCTGACACCCGCCAAGCACCAGCCGGGCCAAGAGCGGACAGGTCAAAATCCTTCTCCACCAAAGCTTGAAGCATCTGCGGATACCGCTTGTAGTAAAAGTCCCACGCGGTTAAAAACTTAACCCTCACAGTCGGGATAGCATGTGAGCGCATCAACGTATGGATGTCTTTTAAAAAACGGACCTGATATGGCACGTTTACGGCGTAGTCCTCGCCCGGCATTCCTAAATCAAATGGATAGATCCCGGCAGACCATTTGTTAAGCGTTTCTAGGCCTCGGTTTAGGTACACGAAAGCGAAATCAGAGCTAAACGGCGCGGTTCGGAAAAACTGGTTGTACCGCTGACACTCGGAGCTCATAAACAGCCCCAATGATGGGAGTTCCTTCTCTGCTACGTAAGCAGTGATAAGGGCCCCGCCAAAGAAGCATTCCACGTTTTTCAGCTGATAGTGGTTGAAATCACCCTGTACCAAAACCGCCCTGAAAAAAATGTCTTGTCCCGTGAGTCTATGGTGCAAATCCTCCGCAAATTCCGTGAGCTGCCATACATAGTCTCGCCGTTCATTGTCTGAGGCAGCGTCTTCTTTGTTGTAAACCAGAATGGTGTCGGAGAAGACGATGGTACTGAAGCGCGTCTGACGGTGTGCGTTTAAGGTGTCCAAGATGGAGTAGACCCGAGCTACTTTTCTGGGCTCACTGAGGGTCATTTCCTTGAACCCGAGGATGTCAATGTACAGAAGAAATTTGCTCATTCCTTGACCTTAATAAGTGTTTGAAATCTCGTTACTGACAGGAGTGTGGCGCGCTAATCATCACTCGCATCTGTAGGTGCGACAGTCTTGGATTTGGCCGAGCCATGCCCCTGATGCTCAGCTAAAGACTCAACACAATTTCTCAGCACCTCCCCCGTTAAAGGATCGGTTACTTTTTCAAGATAGTGGTCATTTTCCTTGTCCAATACTCGGTCTTTATCCACATATCGGTTTAGGCGGACGCTGAACTGTTGACCGGATTGCATATGAAGCCGCAATTTTTTTTTGCTGGGCAGACTGTGATTTTTCACTTTCATGTCAAACCACTCGGTGACCGCAACGCTGTCTTCAAACTCAATATGAAGCGTCCTTTGGGTCGAACCACATTGAGAACAGGGTGTTCGGTCGCTTGCCTGCTGATTCAACACCGTTTTGCAGTCGCTACACACGACCCTTTCTGAGTCTACTGACATGGTCTTTTCCACTGGTTTGCTTGGATCTTAATCTGTTATCTGCCCATGCCGCCTATCTTTAAACGTGATTAAAAGCCGCACTCATCCGGTTTGCGCACCATGCGCCCATGACGACGCCCATTTCTCACACCAGCATCACCGCCGCCCACTGGCAGCCCGCCCTCGGAACCTCCGGCGAGGTGGTCGAGGGCCTGCGCGATATCGATCAATCCATTCGCATCATCCTGAGTACGCCCAAGGGCAGCGATCCCCATCGCCCAGAATTTGGCAGCGACCTGCACCTGTACCTCGACTGGCCTACCAACCGCGTCACGCCGCATCTGGTGCGCGAGGCAGTCGATGCGATTCGCCACTGGGAACCCCGCGTCTCAGTGGCCCAGGTGAAAGTCCAGATAAACGCGGCGCAGATCATCGTGCAGGTGCAATGGCGCGTAGCCGGCGAAGTGTCCCAGTTGACTGAGGTGCCGTATGCGCGAGCTGCCTAAACCCGAATTCATCAAAATTGACCCGGCCGCGCTAGAAGCACAACTGATTGCCCGCTACGAACAGAAGTCGGGCAAAACCCTGTACCCGGCCCAGATCGAACGGCTGTACATCGACCAGATTGCTTACGCGGTATCCCGCTTGCAGATGGGCATCCAGAATGCCGGCGAACAGCTGCTAGTGCGATTCGCCCGCGGCCCGATCCTCGACTACCTCGGCGAATTGGTCGCCACGCCCAGACTGCTAGCCCAGGCCGCCCGTTGCACCTTGCGTTTCAGCATGCCCACAGCGGTGACACAGCCACTACTAATCCCGATCGGCACGCGGGTTAGCACTCAGGATGCCAAGCTGACTTTCATCACAGATCTGGACGTAGTGATAGCCGTCGGCCAAACACAAGTGACCGCCACCGCGACATGCCTGACCGCCGGCGAACAAGGTAATGGCTGGACCATCGGCCAGATCAGCGCACTGAGCAGTTCACCTGCACCAGGCCTGACGGCCAGCAACACGACGGTCACGGCCAATGGGATTACGGATGAAGACGATGACCGCTACCGCGAGCGAATCATCCTGGCCCCCGAAGCCTTCAGCAACGCCGGCAGCCGCGCCGCTTATCGCTACCACACGTTGGCCGTTCACCAGTCCATCATCGATGTGGCGGTGCATGGCCCAGATGAAGGTCAGCCGGACGGCCACGTCGCGCTGTACCCACTGACCATCAGCGGTTTGCCGACAGACGATCTACTGCAACGCATAAAAGATCAGGTCAGCGGCGAAAAACTCCGTCCGCTGTGCGACACGGTTAATGCGTTTTCGCCGACCGAGGTCGGCTATCAGATCAAGGCAAACATCACGTTCTACGCCAACGCCGATCGCAACGGCGCCATGGCTGCCGCACAAGCTGCCGCACAGTCCTATGCCGTCGAATCTAGGTCCGGGCTCGGGCGCGATCTGGTGCCAGAACAACTGACCGCATTGCTTCAAGTCACCGGTGTGTACCGTGCCGATTTGAAGCTACCGTCAGGCCTGCGCGAGTTGCAAAGCAATGAATGGGCGAACTGCTCATCCATCCAACTGATCGATGCCGGGGTGACCCATGGCTGATCAGCCACTGCCACCCGCACTGGCCGGTGATGAACGCTTTTCGCTCCTCTGTGAGCTGCTCGACCAGGCATTAGCCGACCTCGATCTCAACGTGATGCTGGTTTACCTGATCGACCTGGTGAAGCCCTCGCTACTACCGGCGTTGGCCGATCAGTTCTCGCTCCTCGACGAAGCGGCCTGGGAGCTGGCCGAATCCGAAGAAGCCAAGCGCAATTTAATTAAAAACGCCGCCGAACTGCATCGTTTCAAGGGCACGCCGTGGGCGATTCGCGAGGTCATTCGTTTGCTGGGCTTTGGTGAGGTCGCCCTCCAGGAAGGGCTAGACGTTCAGCCGGGCGCAGCGTCATCGGCCTGGCCTTTGTACCGGGTCGTTCTAAAACGCGTCATCACCAACGATCAAGCGGTGCTCCTGCGCCGCCTTCTACTTTCCGTCGCCCCGGCACGCTGCCGCCTGGTATCACTCGACTATCAGTCAGTTGCCATTCGCTACAACGCAGTCGCGCGCTACGACGGCCAATACAACCATGGGAGCAGCTAATGGCCGATCTACCCGAATCCCCCGACTGGGCGCCTGGCGTCTACCAACTCGAAACATCTGACCCGGTACTGGGTGGACCCGAAGGCATTACGAACCTACCGGCCAAACAGCTGGCCAACCGGACAAGCTGGCTAAAGAAAAAAATCGATGCATTCCTCGATGGCAGCGGCATTTCCTTTGCCAGCCAGCGTGAAGCAGAGAAAGGGGCTGATACCAACAAGCCAATGAATGCACTCAGGGTGTTCCAAGCGATCGGCGCCAAGGTCGTTCAGGCAACAACGAGTGCGCAAGGTATTGCGCGGATTGCGACACCCATCATGGTCAGAGCGGGCACCGATGAGCACACGATGATCACGCCGCAAACGCTCGCCGCCATGTTCCCGTTCCGTGGCCGGATGGTCTATAGCGTGCCTGGGGTATACACCTGGGACGTACCCACAGGCGTAACCAAAGCATGGGTGGTTGTCATTGGAGGCGGTGGTGGGGGGGCTCGATTTACATTAATTCCGGGGCCCTCTGGTGGATCGGGTGGAGGGATAGCCAGAAAGCTTTTTGACCTGCGCGGCACAACCTCGGTGACGATCACGGTGGGCGCAGGCGGTGCAGGCGCTTTAGTGGATGGAAATAGAGGGGCCGACGGCGGCGCCTCCTCATTTGGCACCGCCGTAGTGGCTACGGGTGGGTCTGGCGGTTTGATCGATGGCAATGCACCACACGGGGGGAAAGGTTTTGGTGGTGATGAGAACCACTGCATAGGGCTTGCCGGCCACGCCATTGGCGCTGCCAACAACAAAGGTTTTCTCGGGGGCGCTGGCGGCGGTGGCGAGTCCGGGCCTACGTGGAATGACAGCCGCAAGCCCCTGACTCCGGGGCATGGTGGCGGTGGACGTGGTGGAAGCGCGGCGCCGGATGGCGCAAATGGCCAGGTAACAATCCAATGGTGATGAGCATCAAGGCATGAAAATAAAACACAACAGTGGCTGTTGCGTTGGTTGAAGGGAGCTACGCAGTGGCCATGCCCGACCAGGTGTGGCAGACAACGCAAAGGGGCGTAACCATGCAGGAAATCCGCTGTGGCGAATGCCACCGCAAACTCGCCGCCGTCCGCGGCTTCATCGAACTACAAATCAAGTGCCCGCGCTGCCGGACACTCAATCACCTGAAGGCCCCGAGCCTCCTATCCGAATGCCCTGAGCATCTGCCCATAGAAGCGCAGAAATGCCCCAGCCCACCATTGGA